AAATACTAAACTTCCATCATTAACTCCATCTGCTTCATTAAGTGCTGAAATTCTAGCACCAACATAAGAAGTTGGCCCACTATTAGAGTCATAGTTCTTTAAATCTATTTGTGCGAAAGCGGCCCCAGTTGCGAATCTTGCACCCTCAATAGTAAGTGTTGTAGTAATGCCGGTATCACCAGTTCTCGCTAATGTTCCATCTCCCTTAACTTCTAATTTTGTGGTGGGGGAAGCCGTACCAATACCTACTCTTTTTTCGGAAGCATTTATTCTCATAACTTCTGCTCCTGCCGTATTACCGTCTTTTACTTTGAAAATAATATCTTTATCTGCTTCTTTTGCTTCTATTTCTATATTTCCTGCATTAGATTGTATTGTTAATCCTTCTGTGTATTCGTTGTTATTATTTTCTCTAGCAATACTCAAACTGCTAGTTTTTTTATCGGCAGTTAAATATTGTATTTCCGGTGCGGTGGAACCGCCTAAATATTTTATTACTGCTACTATGGTATCTCCTGCGGTCAAATCGGGTATTGTATTTGTGGTAGTAGAAGTTCTCAAAAGTATTTGCGTAGAACCGCTAGAAGATGGTTTAGGTGCAACCACTAAATGAAAACTATTTATCGGAGGGGCAATTGCTATAGTTTGAGCATTACCAGTTACACCACATCTTTTCCCTTCTATTATTCCTATTCCCGCAGTAACAGTAACAAAATTATTTCCAGTGCTTCCTTGTGCAGAAGAATTACTTATAGTAATATCACACCCACTGATAATAGACCTATCCGACATAGCCCCGTTTAGTGCTTTAATTAGTCCACTATGAGGAAAATCTACTGCGTCTTTTATTTGATTAAGTGGGCTTGCATTACTTGATGTGCTAAAATAATTAGGGTTACTTACCATTCTACTCTACCTCCATTGTTATGAAAATTTCAAGAGTTTCACTATTTGTTATCGGCCCAACTGCGTCAAAATTAATTCTTTGAAGCATATCGGGTGTAGAATTAAAAAGACCAACTTCTCTAATGGTCTTGCCATTTAAAGCAGAACCGGAAATTGTTAATTTAACATCTATAACTCCTCCCGTTTGACTAACTGTTGTCGAGAGTCCTGTTAGGAGAGGAACATCTAATACATTGTTACTCGGATTAGTTGAATTTCCTCCTTGGCCAACAGCCCCCGAACCACTAGTTAATGCGGTGTTCAATTGGGAAGCGATAAATTCTCTCATTTTTTCTGTTATCATATTAAGTCCTCCTCTTTCAGCAAGGTTGCTGTACTAGAACCACCTATACCTAGTGGAGTTGTGTTTGTATTTAGTGTTGTTGTAAAACCTAAAGTTGCTCCCGAAGTTGCTCTCTTCCTAATGGTTAGAGAGATTGGCTTAACCTTAATTTTTTCTAAGAAGTCTAAAGAAGGGGTTTTTGATATATAGTCCTGCGACCTGTTTTTGTTTGCATTGTTCTGTGTTTTAAGCAATAATTCTGAAAATACATCTTCTAATCTTTTAGAATATCTGCCTATTTCTAAAGTAACAAAGCCGAACAATTCGTGATTTACATTCAATACTAAGAAATTAGATAGTCCAATATTTTCTTGCTTAGATTCAAACTGTATTATATCCCCTGCTTTTACTTGTTCTACGCCTGTTGGTATTACCTTTATTTTGTGCTTTATGTTTAGATTACCGTGTATGTCTAGTAGTTTAGAAGCCTGTCTGTCTACCTCTTGTTGGGTAAGTAAACTACCATCCACTTCTTCTAGTGTTTTTCTTCCTATCTTATTTATGCTGTTTAGATTTCTTTTTGTTCCTTTATGTGCCGCACCATAAACAATAACTTCATTATAAAAGTCAAATGTTGTTTTAGTAGATTCAAATTCTATTAATTTGTCATCATCAATAAGTATATTTGTTACTAGACTAGAATCGCTATGAGGAACTACAGAAAAGACTCCTTCTGTTTCTAATAGCCTCAAATCTTTTTTCTTTAATAAGAAATTTATAGCAGTAAAGGCAGAAACACCTCTAAACTCCGGTGCAACAAACAAAGGATATGTTATGGTAGAATTAGTGAACTCTATTCCTTCTTCTTCAAATATTTCATTGATTAGAGATTCTGTTTCATCTGTTATTGTAACTGTAGAACCAATACAGGCTCTAGTTGGATTTATTTTTAATTCTTCTAATGAGTCCACAATAAAGGTTTGCGAAACTGAAATGACACCGTTTAATTTCTTCTTATTTGGTATAACCAAAGCATCTGCTGAACCAATCTTCGTGCATTTTGTGTTGCTTTTAAAAGAGTTTTTGCCATCACTAAAGAACAAATCTAAGTCTCCCTCTCCCAAAGGATTGACAGTCGAGACTAAATTACCACTACCTTGTTTATCTGCGTCTAAGGCAACATACATAGACAATACTGCTTCGTTTGTTGTTTCGTATTGTCTACCACCTTCAGTAAAGAAATAATTATTTTTTTGTTTTCCATACATTTCCTTAGAGTTTGCCTTTTTAGTGTATTCTGCTCTAGGAACAAGCAACTCGATATTATCCGGTGAGGTTTCATAAAAACATACAGGATTAGGTTGCATGACTCTATAAGCAGTATCATCAATTAACTCCGCCTCCGTATATATTTCTACATCTGCGGAAGCCTCGTTTACTTCATGAGCATAAACATATATTGGAGTGGTTTTAACTCCTATAATAGAATCTACAGAATTAACGGTAGAAGAACCGCTTTCCGGCACTAAATAACAGCCTGTTAAATCAACAAAACTTAACCATGCAGTTTTTTCAGAATGTGTGGGTGTGAATACAGTTTTGTAAATATCTCCACCGGATGATTTATGAGTGTTAGAGTTTCCTTGCCCCGATTGATTTGAGTCATAAAATAGACGTAGTTTGAATCCTAAATAAGCACCATCGGCAGGTGAACGGTCATCGGATGTTCTATAGTTATGGAAAGTAGTATCGGTTGTTCTAAAAAATTGTTTAAAGTGCCTTAGTGAAGCGATTTTTACTATTTCTACACCGCCTATATGTGTTCCTCCGGCATTATTTGTAGTAGTGGAATCACCCAAAACGCCTGTGCAATTTCCTGCTTCAAGTTTATGAAAAGAGTCTTCTATTCCGTATCTATCTAAAACTACACCTATTGTTCCACCAAAAGAGTTATTGCCTAAATCCGGATTCCCTGCTCTAAATAGATTCTGCGCTCTAGGTATGGTAAAAGCACCATTATGGTCAATAGTATAAAATTGGCTTGTAAACATTTTTTGTGGGAAGATAGTAGGCAAAACCAGTTCGGTATGGTTGTTATGAATTATCGCTGTGCCACCGTTTTTGCCCCTAGCATAGTCGTTGGGTTCTTGTCCATAATCATAGTTTTGATTATAAGGAACAATAGCCCCTTTTAACGGGTGATAGCCGGCATCTCCATCGGCATCTATGCTATCCTTTCCATCTCTACCTCTAATGTTACTACCATAAATGCCTTTAACCAAAACAGGATTAGCGTGAGTTACTGAAAAACTAGGAGTATAAACATCATCTGCCGCATTTCTTACAATATTTACAGTTGAAGTGTTAGATTGGCTTCCATCAACTTTACCTATAAATTTATTTTGAGCCGTCCAAATTTGGTCGGTGTCCGATACATTTACATTAGATGCAAATGTTACTGTGGGAGGATTACTTTGACCATTTATTCCAGTAATGTTAGGCAATATTATAGCGTCTTTCACAAAGAACGCTTCAACAAATGAATTGGGAGGATTAGGATATACTTCATTTACATTCTTTTCGGGATTTATTAAGATAAAATTTTCATCATAAACACATTCTGTAAGTCTCATCAAGTTACACCTTTTAAGAGAATGAAGTTCTTGATTTGTGCTAAAAGATAAAGTTTGAAAGTTAGAGTCTTTAACAATAACATTATCATTTTGTGTCTTAGTTGTTCCATCTGTTAAAAACAAATTATAATCATTTACTTCTTTTAGAGGAGAAAGTATGCTTCCACTTCTTAAGGAATAATACGGTAAAATATCACAGGTTATGTATAAAAATAACCTAGTAAAAGAATAGTCTTTACTGTTGTAAATATAGGTTGTTGAAGATTTAGACATCCTAGAATCATGTAAGTTAATGGCCGTAGGAAAATTTCTGTTATTTCTTGTTAAAGAAGTTATATTGCTACCGAAAGGGCTAGTTAATCCCCTCATATCATACGGTATTTTTCTATTAGTATCTGTTTTGTTTTCTTCTATAACATTATCTAACCCCGAATTGACATTTGGTTTAAATTGATAACAAGTGAAATTTTTGGTAAAAT